GATTGAGATTCTGCTTCTAATTTCTTTTGTTGTTCAGTAGGTTTAGAAGATATTACTGGAGAATCAATGTATACATATGGTCTAGTAAATAATCTATCCTACAAATCACTTAATAGCTTACCATGTTTAATTAAGTAAGCTAAAGTAGTTAATCCTTTTGGATTATCTTCGTCAGTTATTAATTTACCATTTATTCTCTTTAATCCAACGTCTTCTAAATCGAATTCTAGTCCAGGAACTAATTCTAAATGATCTACATTATCATCTATCATAGCTTCTCTAAATGATTTAGGCAATGGTTCCCACAATAGATTTTTTTCTGTATTCCAATGTAAATTATCTGTAATAAATTCTACTAGGTCTTCAAATCCAGCATCTGTTCTCAATTTAGATAGAAGAACTTGTTCTCTACCTAACTAAGCCCAACCTTCCTTATAATTTACAAAGAACTATTTATCTGCTAAAAATGCATATCTAGGATCAGAAGGATCTAATATAGTAGAATTACCATAGTTAACCACTAGTTGAATTACATCTTCTGGATACACAGCTTCATTACCAGTCTATCTATATAGTATTACATTAGCTAAGTATCTAGCTAATTCTGAAGGACTATTATCTTCATTACTGAATCTAGCTTCGTTAAGTTTAATGTTTCTAGTAACACCAGCTGGGGTATTTTGTGCAGGTGGATATACAAATATTTTACCAGATCCACCTTTACCTTCCATAGGAAGACCATTTCTATCCATAATTATAAAATGGTCTGCTACACCTTTACCTATACCAAACTTAGTTTCTGAATCTAATATATTG